GTGTCCCAAGCCAAAGACTAATGAGCAACTTATGAAAGAATCTTTTATCTGTGACTAATAAGGAGAGTTTCGAAAAAAAGTAGAAAATAAAAGGCCCCCGAAGGAGCCTTCTTTTTTTTATTTCTTGAGTAATCCTTTGTCAGCAAGGATATTAGCTTGCTTCTTACCACGCCTTGTAAGGTAGTTGTTTTTGAAACCTACCCATAGACCAACGATAACAACCGTAGCAGCAGCGATTATGTCTGCATATTCAACAGGGATCACAGGCATTCCAATTAGGGTTAATACAGTGTTAACCAGAACAATAATCAAAGCAGCATAACGAGCGATAGACTTCTTTTGAGCTGAATTAGCCTCATAATAGTTAGTATTAGGTTCGTGATTCAATTCCTTCTCCTCCTCTAAATTAAAATAATGTATTCCAAGTGTTAGGGCCGACAATTCCATCAGCTGTAAGTCCGTGGCGTGATTGATAACGCATTACGGCTTTTTCTGTATTGAAACCGAAAGCTCCATCCACTTGACTACCTTCAAATCCGATTGCTCTCTGGATCGCAGCAATGTCGGTTGTGTTGAATCTCTTATCAGTCATTAACGGTTTAGTGTATTTGTACGTTCTAACAAACTTCCTAATTGCTGATCCGGAAGCTGGCGCTGGTTTGGCAGCTGGTTTGGAGGCCGGCTTCGGTTTCGCTTTTGGAGCAGCCGTTGAAGAAGTTTTCGTAACAATCTTCGCACCCGTCGATGAAGCCGCAAAAATGTTAACTGTTCCGAAGTCGCCTGTTTTGATTGTATAAACGTCCGTCTGTGGGTTCGCCAAAATGTCATACTCAAGACCTCCAAATTTCTTAGGATTTAATGAGCCAATGGCATTTGTTTTAACCGGTGCTTTGCTAGTTGGGTAAACTCTCCAAGAATCCGCTGATGCTGGCAACTGTAACACCTTCCTCGTTGAAACTGGCTTATTGTCTGGCTTAGGCTTACTCAAGTTCGCGATGGCCTTTGCCAAAGAAGAAGAAGTGTTAGGGCCTACCGCACCATCGACCGCCAATTTGTTCTTGCGCTGGAAGTCTTCAACTGCCTTGTCTGTCGCCGGCCCGAAGATTCCGTCTACCTCTAACTTATAACCAAGTTTGTTAAGATCAGTTTGCAGCTGTCTAACTTCAGTCCCTCTATCACCTTCATTAAGGATGCTAACAAGTTCCATTTGCGAAGGCTTAACTGGCTTAGGAGTTGGTATAATAACTGTCTTGCCTCTTAACGCTTCGGCAACATCAGCAATGAATTTCACCCACTCTTGAGGGTTATTCGTGTACCAGCGATGGCAGTCTTTCCAACCAACTACCTGATGATGAGTCCAGACATTAAGTTCGGTCAAACCATACTTCTTGCACAATTGAGCAGTCTTTCTAACTGTCCGATTGTAGGTAGCAACACTAGGCTTTCCGGTCATATCATCGTGGGCCATTTCAATACCGATTGTACAGTTATTTGGATAAGATCCTAAATTCCTCAATGCGGATTGGGTATAAACGTTTGATCCAACATGATAAGCCATTTCTAAATCAGGTATCGCTTGAATCTCTCTAATAGGATCAATCAAATAATGAGCAGAACCATAGCCTGATTTTCCTGATTTCCTATTTTCAAAGAAATTGCGGTTAGCTAAGGCAGTTGATTTTGGGTTTGCATACCAATGAATAACAATTCCCTTAACTTTCGTTAATTTCTTTCTTGGACGGGAATAAGGATTTGGCGTTAGCAACATTTGTTCAGCCATTTTAATTCCTCTCCTTATTTTCTTTTTCGCGCTCTACTTCGCGCTCCTCAATCTTTTCGATCCGTTGTTCGATCTTACTAAGATTTTCTTGCATCTTTTCTTGTGTAGCTTGCATACTCGCTTGAGTGCGAGTGATTTCTTCCAGAGAAGAAGTTTGGCTTTGAAGCTGCACGAGCAAAGTATTGTTATGAGTCATTAGTTGAGCTTCGCGATCTTTTGACTCTTGTTTATTCTCTTCGATGATTTCTTCTAACCTAGTATTCCTTTGTTCGTGCATCCTTTCGATCTTCTCGATAACGGCATCATTTTTGTCTTCTTTTAATTGGTTTTCTTCGTCCATTTGGTCAAATCGCATTTTGGTAAACCATAGGACGACACCCAAAAGAACAATAAACAAGATCCCGAACACAAATTGGTTTTGTGCTATCTCTGTTGCTGCCTTGATTCCGCTGCTGGCATCCACTTCTCGCTTCCCTCCTCCCCTGTCAATTTCACTTCTTCTTAAACTTTCTTCGCAGGTTCAGGAGGTTTATTCGTTTGATCTGAAGAATTAGGTGGCATAATCATTTTTGATACTTGGATTTCTAAGAAAGCAATTTTATACTCCAGTTCCCCGATTTTGTCCATTAGTTTCTTGCAGACTTCATCTAACATTATTTCCATTTCCTTATCCCCTTCCGAAATTATTTCCTACCTTCCATTAATACCGTTTTATATATCCTTTTTCTCGCTCTCTTTGGTAATAAAAAGGAAAAGGGCGGAATAATCCACCCATAAGTTTAATATCGAGAGATTCTTTTTTCGCTGAAATCCCTCATTTCTTGTCCGTCTTCATCATTAAACGCGACGAATTCATATCCTACAAGGTCTTCTTTGCCATTCTGGATTCCGGCTACATAGAAGGATATTACTCCTTCGCCCTGCAACGTTACATAGGTATCTCCTTTTTCTTTTACAGATACTTTTGGATTACTGCTGCTTAGGAATACGTCGAATGAACTAACGAAATCCAAAAATCTTTCGTCTAAATTTATTCGTCTCTCTCCATTAACTTCAATGTTCATAAAATAGTCAGACAACACAGGTTGCATCGCTGCTGGATTATTAGCTCCGAACTCACGACCGTCCATGATACCATCGCCAGCAGGTTCTAATCTTATTTTCGGCATAGAAGACCAACTTGCTTTAGATGAACCATTTACATAAATATGAGCTGAAGTGGAACCTAAGCGAAGGTAGGTGTTTGTATTTCCTTTATACCTGTAATAAGCGTAAGAACCCGACCCAGCATCAATTGGATAATCAAAAACATTTCCTGTTCCTGAACTGTAAATACCGTTCCATGCTTGAATCTGCGGAGAAAAATAAGAATTCCCCCAAAAGTACAGGCTGCCGTATAAGTCTGCTCCGTAGTTAACTTTCAAGTTAGAGGTTGTGAGCAAAGCGTTTACGGTTGTAGGACTATCTAACTGAGCTGTATGTCCACTCTGTACTCGCAAACCGTTCTCACAAACCAAAGGAGCGCCCCTTGTATAAACCCCGTAACCAGCTCCGGCTATTAAAGCCAAAGAACCTGTTGATTGCAAATGGAATCCTGCTGCTTGCGAACTCTTGATTGTATGGGCGGCATTATCGGCAGTAAAAAGTTCTAACTTTGTTTGCGTTACTCCGTTACCTACAACGAAAGTATTTCCGTAAAATTTGTCTGCTTGTATTGTGCCGGAGATAATATTAGCGCCATGGACAGTAGTTCGTCCGGATGTTGAAAGATCGTAAAAAGTCACAAATCCGGATATATCAACTTTAGAAGCATCAATTTTAATTGTTGTAGCGGTTTGATTAATCAATGATGCTATCGTATTTCCATTATAGTCAGTTGTAGAAACCTTATTGGTTATGGCTTGAGCATTAACTGAAATATTAGATTCAGCTGTACTTAAACGTCCGGTATAACCGTCTAAATCCGCTTGAGCAGCTTTCAGTTCTATCGCTTCTGCATTTTGTTGGATCAGTGTTCCGTGTTGTGTCAATGTTGCGCCTTGGTTCGAAATGTCGGTTGCCAAGGACGTTATTGCATTATTGGCTGATATATCAAGAAGAGATCCAACATCAGGAGCTAACTTATCTGCTGCCAAACCATTGACGATTTCTAAGGCCCCATTATCTATTCTCAACCCATATTTCCGAGGCTCGTATTGGCCCATTAAAACTCGCACATTGTTGTTCTCGTCGTAAACTTCAATGCCGTAATTGTTACCTAATACAAGTGAGTTAGCGTATCTCTGTCCGATTTGAACAGCTGTGGTTTCTTCTGTTTCGATGTAAGGAGTTTTCTCGTTGTTATTTTCAAATTTAACCTTATCGAACACAAGCGACTCAACGCCCTCTGTGCCGGCTAACTTTTCGATTTTTATTAATATAGCCGTTGTGTTGGCGAGGCTACTGATAAGCAATTCGTACGGCCCATCAGTGGATATATCAATTGAGTCAGTTTGCAATAAGGTTGAATCAGCATATTGGAGAACGGATGCCCTGCCAGAACAAGAGTCAACGGCTGCCATCAAGGAAAGAACGTACGTAGAACTTGGCTTTACTGAATTTATGATTTGCTCATAATGTCCAGTTCCGCTATCAGTCGTCGTAATCTCAAAGCTATGATGGCCGTGCAGAACAAGATTCCCACCATCCCGAATGCGCGAAGTAGCATTTCCTGTACTCCTGACAAAAGTCCAGTAGTCCGGAACGATATGCTTTTGAGAAATAGCTCCAATGTCTTCTTTGTCGGAAAAACCGGTATAAAGTTCAGCTCCTCCGTTCCTAACTAAGTTAGCATTAATGTCCTTGATGAAGTCAGAGTCAGGAGTTCCGGAGTTAGTCTTTTCCCATGATTCACCTTTGAAAGATTCATACACCCAAGGGGCATCATCTAATTCCAATAACGATACTCTCAATGTCCAACCATTATCAGGATTGAATGTGTAATCTATTCTTTCGTTTGTAAAGCTGTGATTTTTTCCGCTGCTATCTTCAGTCACTTTAGAAATTTCATCCAAAAAAAATTCGGAATAACCGCCAATGTCGATGTTTATCCTTTTTCTGCCTTGCTTATTGTTATCGACGATATATTGACCGATTTTTTCTGCAAGCTTAATGTTATTTAAATAATTGTTCTGGATGGATAATTCTTTCTTGCCGAACTCACCAACAGAAGGGAGATCACTTACGTTAACTTCGATTGGAGCAACAACTTTTATCGGATAGCCTCGCAGCTGTAATGTTGAGATTGTTATCGGATCAGAATAGTTATTTTTCAAAGTTAAAGTGACAGTATTCGTCTTCTGGTTAAAAGTCATTCCTTGCCGTGAAACAGTATTAGGAGTATCCGGTTCATTGCTGTATTCTCTCCGGCCGTTACCGTTGCCATCCCAAACCACAATGTCTATCCCTTGCAAAGAATCGACTTCTTGGTTCATGACAAACGTGTATTTTCTGGTCTTGCCGGCTAATAACGCAAGCTGTTGGAATGAATATGAAATCGAAAGTGTATCTCCGGTAGCGACATCTGGCAAACTCTCTGCTGCTATCAAGACCTTGCCGGCATTCGGTATATGGCCATCGATCTTTACATTTTTTCTTTGGGTTATATTTGTCAACAACATAGAAATGTTTTCGTCGTGAACAATCGGCAAGTTATCAGGATTGACATAGACTGCTCCGCTGCCGTCATAAGTGATAAGTTCATTTTCCACTTTGGCGATATTCTCAGGAGTCTCAAAGACAACTTCCAGAGGAGTAATCGTTTTATATTGACTGCTGATCGTAACCTTATTAATGATTGTTTCTCCATCAACATTTTCTTCAAAGTCAAACATATCATCAACGGTAATATCATGATCCACCGTTTTATCAAGCTGGTAATCCAAGGCCAGCTTCGTTTTCACATAAAATTGTTCCTGTTCAAAGTACGCTTCACCGACCGCTATTTCCATAAGAGACTTCAGAGCTTCGAAGCAATTTTCTTCTTCAAACTTGAAGTAGCTGTAATAAAATTCAGTTTTCGGAATGTGACGAACGATGAAGTCAGGAAGACCAACGTGATCGCATAGGATATTAACTAGAGCATCCCAACTAATATTTTGAAACGATTCTTCAGGGGGAGACTCTTCTTTGAATAGCTTGAAGAAATCAGTTGTCTTGATTAGAATCTTTTTATCTCTCCACGAAGGAGTGAAAGAGTCTACATAGCCACTAGCATAAGGAACTAGGTCTTCGCCTTTGAATCCAGTTAGCAGCCTGAACCTTAAATTTGATTTGATCTTACCGAAGTAAGGGCTTTTTGAATTATCGTTTGAGAAAGTTTTGTCTGTGTTATCAACTGTAAAAGTTGCGATGTCTGATGTAACACTACCAAGACTTTTCCCTGATTTCTCTTTGGATCCACTCAAGTCAAGCACTTCGTCAGTTACATCAACCCATTCGTCTTTTCTCCCGAAACCTAAGTTATCGAAATCAATCAACAACTTCATAATAGGATGCCTGATCGTCTTATTTAATCTGCCTTCCATCCCTTATACCTCCTCAAGAATAATCGTCCCTGACCAATATACCTCTTCGGTTTGCATTCTTTCTGAAAGACCATAATTCTGTTGGCCCCATGCAACCAAGTATTCCAACCCTTGATCGTCGATAAACGTCAAATCTTTACCTTCATGAATGTTCTTTTCAAACTGCGCGTATAATCCAGCATTTTCTAACTCTCCAATATAACTGAACGTCAATGTTATCTGCCTTTTTGTGGTTATAACGTCTCTCTTTAACCTTCCGCTGATAGTTCTCCTTGGTTGAGAACCGATTATCTGCTCATCATTTCTATAAGAGTCAGGGAGGAGAAAGGCATAGCCCTCTCCTTTAACTCCAAGTCGAAAATAATTCATTACGACTCACCCCGTCCTTCCTCTTCTTCCATCATGCTTTTAAGCAACATAGCGAATTCTCGAAGCTCCGACTCGCTGGCTATTGCCACTCCTGTATTTATAACGTAAGTTACATTCTTGGCCACTCCGCCAGCCTGATAAACCTTTTGCTCGCTAGTGGTTGTTGAATCTCCTGCTTCTTGCGTATACGTTACCGGAGTTGTTGGCATGTCAGTAACATTCGGGATATTCGATACAACCGCGCCTGTCACTTGGATACCAGATAAATTTCTGACGATATTACCGAACTCATCAGTTTTTTCTTTAGCCATAGCCTCTAGTTGAGCCTGTAACTTCTGGTATTCCTCACCCAAGGCTTTCACAGCTTCTTGATTGTCCTTGAATATTCCGGTATTTCCGGTGGCAGCTTCGTTAAGGCTGTTATATTCTTCAAGCAATTCTTTATACTGATCTTTCAACGGGTTTAAAAGTTCATCCATTTCTGCGCCTTTGATACCTTGCTTTAGGGCGCTCGCTTGGGTTTCGCTAATCTTTGCTTTAATCTGATCCATGCGGCCGATTAATTCGTTAGACCTTTTGTTCATTTCAGCAGGATCCAGTGACCATTCTATTTCTGCATTTTGAGTTAGACGTTGTTCAGCTTCTCGCTGGATTTCATCTAACCTCTTCTGCAACCTCTCCATTTCAGTGACTTCTTCACCGATGCCGGCGTTCGCTAATTCTCTTTCTAAGAAAGAATTAACAAATTTAGACTTAGCCATATCCTCTTGTTGCCTTTGAATATCGCTATATAAACCGACGAAGTTCTGAACTTTCTCGCTCGCTTCGGTTAATCCTTCTCCGAATTTAGTGAGCCAGTCTTGAGAGGCTTTCGAAATTTTCTCCAACGCATTTCCTCTGACGATTAGGGTTAACTCTTCGCGAACTTTCTTGAGTTGTTCTGCCGGCAAGAAGAGATTTGCCTGACTTAAAAGAAGTTCCATGTTGCGAACGTTATCCATTTGCTTCAATAGCTCAACTGTTTGCATGTTGTAATCGCGCTTATCGTCATGTGTCTTAGCAGTTGAACGTACCCTTGCTCTCATCGCCCAAATAGCGTTTTCGTTGTTATAGATCCCCATTTGAGTTAAATAATCGATTCTTGAGTTTCGAGTTTGGTAATCTCCATCAACCGCAGTTAGAACATCGTAAGCACGAGGGTTAGGCTTTGGAGTAGCAGCAGTAGTCTTTGCTGAAGAAGATCCCTTCGAAACAGCAGTAGGCACAACTAGCTTAGTACCAGAATAAATTTTGTTTGCATCTTTTATACTCTTGTTAAGATTCATGAGGTTCTTCACAGTTGTTTTAAACTGAACAGCCAACTCACTCAATGTGTCTCCGCTTCTGACGGTGTAAGTGGAAGTTCCTCCGCCTATGCCTTTGAATGAACCGGCACTCCTCCAAGAAGATCCACCGGCAATGCCTCCGGTATGGTATTTATGTTTCGGCGCACCAAGACCAGCCATTTCAAACAATTGAGTTTGTTGCTGTTTAGTGAGAATCATTTCGCCTTTAAGAACTCGAACATCGACTTCATTATTTCTTCTGGATGATGAAGGAGGTTGGTATCCTCCCCCTCCAACGATGCCGCCAGAGTGAAACTTATCGAGCTTTCTAAGTGGATCAGAACCTCCGCCCATACCCATGAACGATGCAGGGTTTATCGCTCTTCCTCCTGCTCGAACCTCATAATGCAAATGAGAACCTGTTGAATCTCCGCTTGAACCCATTGCCGCTATGTGTTGACCGGCTCCGACCATCTGACCTGTACGTACGTAGTTAGCAGAGTTATGAGCATATAGATGAGTTAAGCCGGCTCCGTCTCGAATCGCAATTACGTTACCATATCCCCCGTATCCAGAACCCCTTCTACCAAATCCTGTATAAATTACAGTACCGCTTCTTGTGGCCCTGATAGGAGTTCCAACTTTGTTAGCAATATCGATTCCATTATGATGCTTAGGGGCGCCCGTTTTTGGATCTCGTCTCATGCCGAAACCTGAAGATACACTTCCTGAAGCAACCTTTCCCCCAGGAGCGCCGGATAGTGCTTTCATCGGATCAGTTCCGCCACCTTGACCGCCGAACCAATCGATTATTCCTTTAATCGTTAACTTAGCAACACCGACAATTGGATTAGCGAAAGCACTCGCAAGACCTCCCCAACTTTCTTTCAATTTATCCAACAGGCTTTTGGTCTTTCCGAGATTTTTGTTCGTGCTGTCAGCAGAAGTTTTGGTTGTGCTTGCGACTTTCGCGTTTCCGGATGCCGCCCCTGTACCTAACTTCTGAAATCCATTTCTGGTTTCTGTCGCTGCTGATTGTTCTTTAGCTAAATCCCTTAGAGCGCTTCTTGCTGCTTTGTCAAGAGAAGTAGTACGCCTTGTGCTGGTTTCTCCTGTGACTTTTGCGAGTGTATTGTGAGCATCCTTATTTTTAGATGCAGCTAGACTTTCAGATCCGAATGCGAGAACGCTTTGGTCAGAAGATTTTTTGATAGCTCCTGATCGAGTTAAGGCATTCTTCGTTTCATTTTTAGTCCAAGTGTGACCCAAAGAATCATTCAAAGCTACTTCTGCACGTACTAATCCGAATGCTTCTGCTTTCCTTAACGCCTCTGCCTCTGCTGCTCTAGCTTTTTCTTCAGCTGCAACTTTTTCGGCTTTTGTTTGTTCGACGGCAGCAGTCTTCGTATTAGAGGTAGTTACATCGATGGCGAGCTGTTTAGCTTCTTCATTTGATAAGACGCTTTCGGTCTGTTCTCCCCATTTCTTTGTCATATCCTGACTGTGTTTAATAACTTCACGCATCGCAGCAGGATTCTTAAGGAGTTCTTCGCGAGATAATCCTGTTTTGGCCGTAAAGACATCAAGTGCTTGGTTTAGTGCTTCGGTTTGCGCCTGATCCAGATTCTTAACTTTAGTCAAAACTTGGATGGCGTTATAAGCGCCGATCATTTCTTGAATCATTTGATCGTTTACACCAAAGAATAATTCCATGATGCCCATAGTTTCTTTGACTTCTTCGCCTACTTCTTCAAAAGCATCAGCATTAAACATAAGTTGCTTTTCGGCATCTTTTAATACCTGTTGCCCTGCACTTACCGCATTGGTGTACTCGCTCTGTCTTTGTCTTACGGCAGACATTAAATCTTTAAGGGAATCGTATTTATCGTATTTTATACCAATGTCAGCAAGCTCTTCCTTGGTCTTGTCAGAAAGCCTTTGTTGCCAGTTAGTGTATTCTTGCATCGAGAAACTAGCAGTTGAATAAGCCGAAGCGTAACCGTGTTGAGCATTTGCAGCAGCATCTTGAGCATCCTTAACTTCGTTTTGTGTTTTCTTGAGTTTGCTAAGAGTCTTCTCTGCGACATCAGCTTTGGAGCTAAAAATATCAAGTGAAGTTTGATTTACTGTTCCGGCTTCAACTTCTTTCTTGAAGTCTTTAAAGGCTTTAGTGTTATCCGCTGCCTTTTGATAAAGAGCTTCTTGTTCAGCTTTCAGCCTCTTGAAATGACCAATTAACATCGGAATAGCTGTAATCGCAACTGCGATCCAAGTAAGAGGATTTGTTAAAAGGGCAGTAGTCAAACCAATAGCAGCAGTTCTAAGAGTTGCGAATGTTCCAGACAGAACAGCGCCAGTTGTAACGGTTGTAGACATCATTAAAGCTTGACGGGACATCGCTGTATTCATACCAGCCATAGCCATTTGGAAAGCAAGCATTTCATTACGAGTTCTTTGGAACTGGAAAGCAAATGCTCCAAGTGCTGCAACAACAACCGGAAGAGCAAAAGTCCATTTCCCTAAAGTCTCTACAACCCCAACAAGACCTTGACCAAATGTGTTTACAGCTTCGAGAGTCGCAAGGATCATTTTATTCAATCCTGCTTTACCAATCGCAGCAGCTAATTGCTGGAAGGTGGACTTCACAAGATTGATATTCGCTTGCAAACCGCGCATAAATTTAACGTTCTCATCAACCGCAGAGTTATAAGAATTCATCGCTGTTTCAGTTGCATCTAACCCCATCTGGTAGTTGTTCATCATGGCAAGGAATCTTGATAACTGATAAGTACCAGCCACGTTGATTGCTGTGTTCTGCTTGGTAGCGTTATTTAAAGTAGGCCAAATTTTAGCTAAGTCATTCAGAATGTCAGCAACATCGCGGTTATCTCCTGCATAATCTTTCGTGGCAATACCCAAACCTTCTATTGCGCTTTGAGCTTTACCAAGAGTGTTTACACGAGAATAAATTGTCTTCAAGGAATTACCGATGATCTGGCCGGATTCACGAGTCGCAACCCCGATAGCAGTTGTATGACCGATTAATTCATTAAGGTCTACACCGAAGGATGCAGCTGTACCCCCTGCACGAGTGATCGCTTTTGCTAATTGGGTAGTTGAAATTGCGTAATCGTTATCGACTTCGTTTAATTTGTTTACAACTTCGATTGAGTCACGAGCCTTGATATTGAATAGGGTTATTGCTGAAGTTAAAGTTTCGGATGCAGCAAACATATCAATATCGGAAACGTTAGCCATTAATGTTGCAGCTTCAGTCAAGAATCGAGTATCAACGTTATTGAAACCTGATCGAGCAAAAGTGATTAACCCTTCGTTAATATCTGTAAGTGTCCGACCGTACTCTGTGCTTAGACGGATTGAATCTTCCATCAGCATATTGAAATCAGTTGTATCAGGGAGAACCCTCACTAATTGAGTCATTTGGGTGTCAATTTCAACCAGAGTAG